TTATTACTACATGATGTTAGTAACTTGTACTCTTCTGTAGTATACGTTGTCGTTAGCAGTAAGAGCACCACTTCTGACAGTTGCACCACCAGCAAATGGGTTTGCAGTAAGACCATAACGAGTCTTGAAACCGATTTTAGGTTGGAATGTGTTCTCACCAACTGCACGAACCATTTGTAATGGAACGTATGGGCAGTAGAAAAGACCAGCATCGTATGGTGATGTACCCTTATATCCAACAGTGTAATACTGTTTTGCAGCTTGGTTTGCTGAATATGGGTCAATGTACACCTTGAAGCGTCCGTTAAGAACACCAGCAAAAGTATTACCAGCATCGTCAACATTCAAGTTGTTGTTAAGAGCAGGAGTGTAATCAAGTACACCTGCCATTTGAAGTGCAGAAGCAACATCAGATGAACAGATAATTACGTTACCTTTTCCTCTACGAGTTTCTTGAGCGATTGCGTTAGCATCTCTTTCAAGTTGGAACATAAGTCCTTTGAACTTCTCAACTGACCAACGACCATTTGAGTCAACATCCATATCAAAGATACCTGTTGTTGCAGTATCAACCTGAGCACCTGGCTTTGCAGTTACATAGATTGTTCTGATAAGTTCTCTGTTAATCTCATTCAAGATTTCAGAAGAAAGGATATTTGCAAGTTCTGTCTCAGCATCCAAACCGTGGATTGCTTTAAGGTCTTGTGCAAGTTCCATTGTGTACTCTGCCTTAAGAGCACGTGACTTTGCTTCTACTGAGTTCTTTTCGATTGAGAATGACATCTCAGCGAAAGAGTTAGATGCAGAATCACCGAGTGCTTCAGCAGCACCTCTAGTCATACCTGTACCACTAGTATATGAGCCTGGTGAACCATCGTTAAGAACAGCAGGGTTTGTACCAGCTTGTGTACCAGCACCTGAGAAATCTGAGTCTGCTTCTGCATACTGATTCTCTGTACCAGTTTGGTTGGTATATCTTGAACGCATTGCGAAGATAAGACCAGTTGGCCCTGTCATTGGTTGTACACCAGCAACATCGTATGCAATCAAGTTTGGCATAGCAAGTCTGACAAGTGAAATCAAAATTGGATCCCAATTATCTACGTTACCGCCGGTTGCGTTAGTTGGCGCAGCTTCTCCGAGGAAACCTTTGTCCTCTTTAAGTGCTTTTTCTTGGTTTTCTAGGATAACAGTAGTTACAGCCTTACGATAAGAATCACTAATCTCTGGAAGGTCATTGTGTTCTAGGACTGGTTGCCACTTTTCCTGTAAATGTTCAGTTTGAAACATTTTTATTTCTCCTTGTTTGAGTTTTTTCTAATAATATTTATAAGAATTTAATTTTTGAAAGATAAAATATTCCGCAGCTTAAACCTTACCTCGCTTTAAATTTTTACTAATTGCACTCATATAAGCACTCATAGCACCAGTTGTATCGTAAGATTCTGAACTTTCAGATTCGGAATCTACAGATTCAGCGACAGTTGTTGCTTTCGGGAAATAACTTTCCTTGAGCGTGTCGAGTTTACTTCTGAAAGAATCTTCATCAGTAAAATCTACATCTTCTGCAAGAGATTTGAATTTTTCAGCTTCGGTGTCAGCCAAATCTGAAGAAACCTCTGCAAAAACAGACTCACGAACTAGTTGATTGTTTGCTTTCTTTAAGTCAGCAGACTTTTCAATTTGTTCATTGAGTTTGGCTTCTAGGGCGTCAAGCTTCTCAGCTTGTTGTCCTAAGATGTCATACTTTTCATCTGGAACATCAATATAATGCTCCTCGAAAAGTGATTTAAGTCCAGAAATGAAATCTTCTGCAATCTCGCCTTTGAGACCACGTTCAATTGCAATTTCGTTTTCTTTCATCGACTCTTCAACAACATAACCCATGTATGCGTCAACTTTTTCAGTTAACTCACTTTGGACTTTGTTTACTTCTTCAGCAACTTCTTGAACCTTTGCAGATTCAATTATCTCAACTTCTGAACGAAGTTTTGATTTTACAGCTGCTTCAAAAATTGTAGATGCTTTTTCCTTAAATTCTTCTGAAATTTCTTCACCATTAACTAGTGCAGAAACATCTTCTGATACATCAACTGACGCAAGACGGTCTTCCAAAGTAGATTCGTCAACTTTCGCAGACTCTTCTTCTTTTTCTTCCTCTTCTTTTGCCATCATTTTGTCGTAAGACGCTTTAAGGTCTCCAGCTTTCATGTTCTCCATTTCAGAGTACATTGCTTTCAACATTTCCGTTTTGTCATCTTACCTTCTTCTAGTGATTCTGTTTCAGAATCGTCTGAAGTTTCAGTTTCTTCTTTGGTTGCACCGGCTTTAGGGTCTGCTGCTTTCTTTACTTTAGCAGAAGCCTTCTTTCCAGCACTGTCTTTTGATTATGGATCAACGACAGGTTTACCCAAATCTTCAACATCACCTTCTTGTTTTTCCATTGAGTCACCTTTACCAGCAGTTGCGCCAGGTGCTTTTGCTTCTTCAAGCCCTGCACTGACTTCCGCCTCTAGTTCCTCAATTGTCTTGTCTAGCTCTGACATTGGGATTTTC